GATAAAAAAAAGACCCCGACGAATCAGGGTCTTAGTGTTAAACAATAATAACCAATAAATAATTAAAAAATGATAAGAGATTTTTTAGTAAAACCACCACGAAAAATATGAGGTTACTCCGTGGTGGTAAAAAAACCTAAATATGCAAAAACAAAGACGTTCCACGTTGCTTTGGCACTTCCTTTGTAATGCTAATATAGGTTTTTTTTTCTAGTTAGAAAAAATCATGATAATCTTTATCGTCAGACATTCCTGATAAGAAAGCTCCTAGCGTTGATATGATTATAATTAAAATACCAATATCATCGCCATTATTTTTCTCTATTGCAAAACTTGTTGTTTTGAATAGTATTGATGTAGATACGTATAGTGATATAAATGACACTATAAATACCAATATCGAAGTTAGGATTCTTTTAAGCATAGTTTTTGTGATTTAAGTTTATTTGTTGCTCCTTTTTCATTGTACTCAAATAGTTTGGTATAGTTCATTACGTTGGTTATACCGTCTAATTCGCATAGGTATCCTATTACCGCACACAAACCTTTGAACTGAAGTTCTTTTTGTTCTTCTTTGGTGAAAATTCCCTTTTTTACATACAAACTAGATATATTGTTTAAAAACTTAGGTCTTTCTTTATTTGTTTTTACACCATAGATAAATAAACTTTCTATTGCATTTAATTCTTCTGCCGAGTACCCTGTTTTATTATCAAAAGATGTGTTGATTCTATTGGGGTTTCCTATCCAAATACTGTCTCCTAACCAATCGATGGTATTATCGCACATATTCCCTACCGCACAATGTTTACAGTCCATAGCGTTTAGTTCGCCTTCATGAAATGCGGTGTATAATTTTTCTACCGCCCTGTCAAATCTTTCTGTTGTTCTCATATTTCTATTTTTTGGATTAATTTAACTGTGTTTTCGACTTCCTTTTTTACCATTTTCAAAAGAACAGGTATAACAATCTCATTGTTTTTTGTTATCCTACTTCTTTTATGGATTAAATTATATATAGTTGTAACGGAGACATCTGTCATCAATGATGCTTCTTGAATATGTTTTCCGTTAAGAACTTTAATAATTAACTCTGATGATATATCGTCTATTTTCATATTAATTTATTTTTTCTACTTCTGGTAAATCTGCATCTACTGAGTAAGTTAAACTTCTAATAATTGGGTCTCCAGATACGTGTAGATTCCAAGCTTTAATAACAAGCCCTAAAACCCACTTTTTGTTTAATGGAGTTTTCTTTCTTTTGGCGTTATCAATTATATTAGATACGTAAGCCGACGCTGTCCCCTCTACTCTTTCAATTCCTGCTAATCTTTTTAAGAATGTTTTAGGTTCGTTTGTCGCTTCTTTAAGGCCATTTATAACATATAGGTAAAATCCTATTTGTGTTACGTTTAGTATTTTTGTTTTCCCAGCAATACTAAGTGATAGCGATATTATACCTTGCAACCTATCGTGATTTTCAAGGACATAGTCTAAACCTCTATTGTTGCTAAGAAATTGAATTTCTTTTCTGTCCTTGTTATACCTGCCATCCTCATATTTAAAAATTCTCCTTACTAAAGCAGCCATGTGGTTATAGTTTTTAATACTATTTAGTTCTAAGACATCGCCTAGCCCCCTTATCCTTCCAGTATCTATTGTATCCATAACTTTTGGACTAACTCCCTCAACAACTACCATTTCTTGAGGTTTTTTGGATAAGACTATTGCTTCAAGTCTATGTTGTCCGTCTTTTAAATCTCCGTTGTAGTCAAATATGATAGTTTCTCCATTTGATTTCCATTCCCCTAAAGCCATTTGTTGAGCAAAAAACTCAACAACTTTAGTTCGTAGTTTTCTATTATGCCTATTGGTACTAAGATATTCCCTAGCCATCTTAGGCGTAATAGTAACAACCTTTGCTGTTATTGCCATATTTTTGGTTTTAAATATTAATAATACCTAAAAGTAAACTAAATTATTTTTTTTAGAGAAAAAAAGTGTCAAATAAATTTTAGTTTAAAAAAAAGCTGGCTTTTTACAACCAGCTTTGATACAAATAGATAAAACAGTATTGGAGTTGGAAAAGCTAAAAAAAAATTAACAATGATAATGAATAAAAAAACAACTTTTGACCTTTCAATAACTCCAATACGTAAATATATATATCTTTGTATTAATTAAGAAAAGTATGTGCGTTTTATTTTTGTAGTGTTTTTGGGGGGTTTGTGAGTTTGTTTGCATAAATATTTATTTATTCTTAGATTTGCTTATGGCATATAACTTAAAAACCTTTAAAGTAGAAGAAACTGTAAATCATAGATTTAAAGAAGAGTGCGCTAGGTATAATCTAAAACAGGGTGATGTTTTAGAATTGTTAATGGTTCGATGGGTTAAAATGAAAAACGGCTCACGAAAAAGAAAAGTTGATTTATATGGGAAAGAGTGATAAAAAAAAACGAGTCCTATCGGAATGGGATAATTTAGTTAAGTCTGTTAAGGGTCGTCATTCCCAAAGGTTTAATTCTTTATTAGAAACAATGCCAGACGAGGAGTTTGTTACTATATACCCTAGAGTGTTAGAATTTTTTGTACCAAAACTCCAAAGAGTTGAAGATGACTCCAATCAGAATGAAGACAATAAAATTGTTATTGTTCATGTAACATCTAGCGATGAAAACAAGGAAGATAACGCCTAGTGGAATTTAAAACAACAAATGTTTTTCAAAAGAATTGGGAGGCTTACCACGACCCTAAAATTAGGTATATTGTAAATAGTGGCGGTAGTCGTTCTAGTAAAACATATTCTATTCTTCAGATATTCTGTATTCTTCTTCTAACAGAGTATAATTTTAAAATATCGTGTTATAGAAACAAACGAGTAGATTCTATTGATACGATGGGAAAAGACTTCGAGAATATACTAAGAAGTGTTCCTGGATTAAAAAACAAATTTATTCATCACAAAAAAGAAGCCACTTATACCTGTAAAAAAACAGATAGCGTAATTGCCTTTGCTGGTACCGAACTTGTTCATAAGGCTCTAGGACAACAAAATGATGTTATATTTTTAAACGAAATATCTGAGTTTTCAGAAGATGTTTTTAGGCAGTTAAATCAACGTAATAGATACAAGGTTTTTTTAGACTTTAATCCATCTACATTATCTTTTATTGAGAAATACAAAAAAAATCCAAGTGCTAGATTTATTCACTCTAGCTATAAAGACAATCCATTCTTAACAGAAGGTATTGTAAATACATTAAGAGGGTATAATCCATACGAGGAGGGGTCTGTTGTTTTATCTGAAGACTTAATTCCTCTTTATAATGGAGAACCGCTATCTGATACAAATATACCGCCACCGAACACTCTTAATATAAAAAACGGAACGGCTGATAAATTTATGTTTTTTGTTTATTGTCTTGGAATTGGAAGCGAGAAGCCAGACCGTGTTTTTAGAAACTGGTCTAGATGTTCAGACGATTACTTTGATTCATTAGAGTTTGAGAGTTATTTTGGGTTAGACTTTGGAATAAAAAGCCCATCAGCTTTAGTTGAGGTTAAATACGATGGAGATAGGACTTTTTATGTAAAACAAAGAATGTATAAGCCTAGTGTTGAAATGGGTATGCCTATTTATGAATATCTAAAAACAAGACTAACTCCTCCAATTACGCCAGATAATATTGTTGTATGTGATTCTGCTAAAATGTCTATGGTAGAGGATTTAAAGTATGGTGATATTACTGCTGTAAGTGCTTTAAAAGGACAAGGAAGCAAATCTAGGATGATAAGTCAAGTTCAGTCTTTTAATATTGTCTATACTATAAATAGTAAAAAACTAGAAGAGGAGTATTATGAGTATTCATTCAAAAAGGATAGATACGGAATAGTTACAGATAAAATTGAAGAAAGAAATAACGACCATTTAATGGATGCTATACAATATGTGATTGACTATATGGTTAGGTATTTAGGAATTATATTTACTTAGTATGAAAAAACCATTTATGTACTTTTCGATTGGCTACTGTAACAAATGCTCTACAAATACTCAGTTTTCTATTTTTAGAACTGGGAGGGTCTGTAATAAATGCGGAGAACACACCCCAGATAAGCCAGTAAAATATAGTCGTATAAGGTGGTATTATGCGTTTTCCGCTATTTTATTAGCGTATATCATTGTTTGGGGGGTTTTCTTTTTTTTGTTATCATATATGTTTTAAATTTGTCATTTAACATTTTTTAGATTAGTTTTGACAAAATACGTATATGGGTTATTTTAATATAGACTGGAAATTTCCTTTTTTCACTAGAGACAAAGCTGGTGATACGTTTTATGACCTTATAACTTACGATGAGTGGTCAAAAAACTCAAGCAACTTATCATTAAGTTTATCCCACCCAATCCTTACTCCAGCCCTTTTATTTATAGCAAAACTATTCTCCCAAACACAAATAGATGTAATAAACTCATCTAACAAGAAGGTTTTTAATAATCACGAAGCTTATGCTTTGTTAAAAAAACCAAACTGGTCACAAACCCTCCCAGACTTACTAGAGAGTTTAATCTTCACAACAATAGCGAATGGAGTTGGTGTTATATACAAAAAAAGAACATACGGAAGAACGAAACCAAATTCTTTATATGTCTTAAACTATAATTTAATTGAATTTCCTGATTCTATAAAAAAAGGAAATTTACTCAACGCATCTAGAACAAACGAACTATTAAACACTGTTGTTGTTTATGACAAAGACAACGAAAACATAAAAATAAACTTAAAAGACCTGATATTTTTCTACGACTTACCAAATAACGTAGACCCAAAAAACCCATTTAATACTGCTAGTAGGATTGACGGAATGAAAAAAACTCTCTTTAATACACAAGATAGTATTATAGCGAAAAGCATTATTATAAGGTCTAATGGCAAAGAGCTAATTTCAGGAGCGAAAGACGGATTTCCATTAAAACCAGACGAAAAAGAAAAAATTGAAGAGCGATGGGCTAATAATTACGGATTAGCCAATACGAGAAAAAGAGGAATTATAACAAACGCATCATTAAAATGGCAATCACTACATTTAATTATGAGAGACTTAGGTCATGATGAGGGAATCAAAACGGATGCGTCTATAATTTTTACAGGACTACATCTTCCTAATGATGTTTATTCGATATCAGGCGAAAAATCAACTTACAAAAATGCCAATCAAAGTCTAGTTTCGTATATTCAAAACGATATGCAGTCTACGGCTAATAGTATTATGGCTAGTTTGTCAAATGGCTTATTGGAGGACGGATATGAGTTTAGGAGTAGTTTTTCTCACATGCCAGTAATGATTGAGTTTGAGAAAACAAAATATGAAGTTCAAAAAACACGAGGAGAGGCGTTAAGTATTCTTAGGTCGGCTGGTTTGCCAGATGAAATAGCATTAGAGCTTCTTGGATTTGAAAAAGGAATCAAGTTAAATGAACTAACTCAGCTTATTGGTCAACAAGGCGAAGAAAACAATTTAACTGAAGAGCAAGAAGAAAAAATAACAGAATTAGTTTCTCAACTAACACAATGAAAAAAGGCATAAAAAAAGTTAGTTATCAAACAGGAGTCAATATAGTTGGTCTTCCTATATACGTAACTCATATTATAGAAGTAAGAGGTAAAAAACACAAGCAATGGGAACAAAGAAGGAGATAATCAAAAACATAGAAGAAACATTGTCTAGACCAAATTTAGACCCTAGCCTAAAGAAATCATTAAAAAACAAACTTTCTGCGTTAAAAGAAGAAAGGACTATTATAAAAACAGGGTAAAGATGAAAATACCAACAGAACTTAAAGGGAATGAACTATTAAAGTTTCTTGTAGAAAATAAACAGGATATTATATATTCTAAAAAGTCTGCAATAAAGTTCTCTGACCCGATAGGATTAACAACAACTGTTCTAACCTCAACAATAGCTAATAAAGCAGAACAAAATGAGGATGGCTCTATAAAAGTTAGAGCGATAATTAATACAACAAATGTTGTAGACTCGCACAAAGATTTACATGTAAATGGTATATGGGATAAGTCTTTGAGTGAAAATAGAAACATAAAGTTTCTACAAGAACATCAAATGAAATTTGATAAAATTATAGCAGACAAAGAGGATTTGTCTGTTAAGGCAAGTAAACTTACGTGGAAGTCTTTAGGATTTGATATGGAAGGTTCTACTGAGGCTTTAGTTTTTGATGCTACAATAAAGGAAGAAAGAAACTCGTATATGTATAATCAATACAAAAATCTAAATGTAGATAATCATTCTGTTGGCATGCAATACGTTAAAATACTATTAGCTATTAATTCAGAAGAAGAGGACTATGAAGAGGAAAAGAAGGTATGGGATAAATACTATGAAAGAATAGCAAATAAAGAAGATTTAGCTAATGAAAAATACTTTTGGGTTGTTACAGAGGCTAAAGTTATTGAAGGTAGTGCTGTTGTTCTTGGGAGCAACAGGTTTACTCCAACATTAAATAATAAAAATAAAGATTTCACTTATAGTGAAAAAGATAAAGCTATTTTAAAATGGCTTGAAATAGAAGAATAACAGAGCCGAGCAATCACTCTGTAAAAAAAGAGAGCCGTATATTACACTCTCAATAAATTAATGTTTAATTATAGAATTTTCAAAATGGAAAAATTTACAGAAGCTTTGGAAGCTAAGTTTAAAGACTTAAACACCAAGTTTGAAGAAGCTCAAAACACCTTAGCTGAATTACAAGCGAAAGGTGCAACAAAAGAAGAGCTTAAAGCAATTTCTCTGGAAATTGAAAAAAGCGGAAATGCTATTGAGGCTTTTATAGAAGCCAACAAAAAGAAGCAAGTTGAAGGTGTGGTTGCTCAATTTAAGTCGTTCCTTACTGAAAAAGAAGGAGAGATTAAAGACCTATATCAAAAAGGGTCTGGTAGTATTGAGTTTATCCCTAAAGCAGTTGCAGATGTAACGACAGCTAGTGGGACTGAAGTAGGAACTCCAGATGTAAATTGGCATACAAATCTAGGGGGTTTTAACCTTAGAAATGATGATAGTTTACTTTCTTTAGCTACTATTAGCTCTACTGGGACGCAACTATATTCTTATACAGAAATGTTGCCGAAAGAAGGTGGTTATGCTTTTGTTGCTGAAGGAGCAGCTAAACCTCAAATTGACTTTAAATGGGAAAATAGGTTTGCAAACCCTGTTAAGGCTGCTGCTTATGAAATCCTAACAGAAGAGGCTGCTACGGATATTGTTCGTATGGAAGCAACAGCAAAAGACTATTTGCTTAAACAACACAATTTACATAAAGTAAATGCTGTTTATTTCGCAGATGGAACTGGCTCTAGCCCAACAGGTGCTACCGAATATGGTCGTGCTTTTGTTGCAGGAAGTATGGCGGATGTTTTCCCAGCAGGAACATCTAACTTTATGGATGTTGTTAATGCTTGTATTACTGATATTTACACAACTCAAGCTTTTACCGATCAGGGACATTATCAGCCAAATGTTGTTATGATAAATCCAGTTGACTTCTTTATTAACCTTGTAGGTGCTAAGGATGACAACGGACTTCCATTATACCCACAAGCTGGTCTCTTCAACGAAGTACGAATTGGTGGAGTTAGGATTGTACCATGGATTAAAATTCCAGCTGGTAAAATATTTGTAGCTGATATGTCAGTTTATAATGTTATAAACTACGTACCATTTAGCATTAGAATAGGTTGGATTAATGATCAGTTGATTACCAATAAATTCACGATGGTAGGTGAGTCTCGTTATTTTGCATTTGTAAAAAATCTAGACCAAGCAGCTCTTATCTATGATGATATTTCTGTTGTTCAAGCTGCTATTACCGCAGTATAGTATTTTAATTTAAAAACTTAATAACATGGCTGAAGAAGCAAAAAAGAAGGAAGCACCAAAAAAAGAAATTGGTTTTGTAGAGGTAGAATATCTAAAGGATATTGGAACACATACTAAAGGAGAAAAAGATGTTATGCATCGAAGTACTGCTGAGTCTCTTGCTAAAAAAGGCAAAGAGTTTGTGAAAATCCTAAAAGATGTTGTAGACTACAAACCAAAGAAGGCAAAAGACTAGAAAAATGATTATAAACAACACTTTTTTTAAAGGGGAGTTTTATATTCCTCATGCTAAACCAAATGTTTCGGACAACGTAACAGAGGTAAGTGGTAATATCATTGATTTTATCAATGACTATTCAAGGGAGTGTTTGTTTAAGTCGCTTGGAAGTTTATTATTTTATGAATTTAAGTCCGTACTTGATAGCAACAAACAAAATGGGTTGAAAGATGGTACGGACTCAAAATGGAATGATTTATTAAACGGAAAGTCATACACCGACCCGATTACCTCTCAGAATGTAGTTTGGAGAGGGATTAGGTGGAAATCTTTTGATGAAGGGAATTACGATAGAAGCATAATTACACCATACGTTTATTTTCATTATGAAAGCAATGATTATATTACTAGGGGTGATTCTGGGCATTTTATCAATAACCCTAAAAACGCAGAAGTAGTTACGCCGTCTTTTAAGGTTGCTAAAGCGTGGAATAAATTTGTAGAGTTTGTGCAGGGAAGCTCTGAAACAACAAAGGCTTTTATAAGTAAATATGGTCTAGGAGTAGATTATTTTACAGAAGGAGGTTCTAATGTTTCTTTATATAAATTTATAAATGATTCTAATTTAATTGCAGAAGACACTTATTCTAATTTTACTCCACGAACATGGAGCAATATAAATAGGTTTGGTATATAATGAGTATAGTATATGATACAATAGTTGTTGAAGATAGGCTTGAAACTATGTTTGAAGACCTACCAAAAATGAAAAGCCTCTCTGGAGAGACGTATCATTCTGTTGTATTTGGATATGGTGATAAAAAGGAATTAAATGCTTTTTTATCCAATAGAGAAGAGCCATATCCTTTAATATGGTTATTATATCCATATAGTGAAAATCATCAAAAAACTAAAGTTGTTGTTGATGGTGCTGTTTTTATATTAGCTGTTAGCACAAATTCTTCTATGCAAAATTATGAAAGGTTAAAAGTTACATTTGGTAAAATTTTAATTCCGCTTTTTAACAACTTTAGACTCCTGTTTAGGAGGTCAAACATAGTTAACTTTGAAGAGGATTTTATTATTCAAAAACATCCAAATTATAGTGATTCCGAAGAAGGAGAACAAAACGCAGGTTCTTTTATTTGGGATGCGCTAAGAGTAAGTTTTGATTTTTCACTAAACTCAAGCTGTTATAAGAAATTAAAAATATAGAACATGGCAAAAAAGAAATACAAAGGGAAATTTATAAAAGAGTTTATTACTCAGAAACAGACATATAAGCCAGGAGATAGTTATGAAACTGAATCCGAAAAGGCATACGAATATTTACTTAACTTAAAAATTATAGAAAAATGAGCATTCAAACAATAGCAGACAAAAAGGCTTGTAGCGGTGCTGGCTCAGCTAATACTGGTAAACTTGGTTGTTTATCTCTATTTGGAGAGCCTGCTCACCTATTAGCTTTAAACAAAGGAACTGTAATTCAAGCTACAGATGACTTTGATATTAGCTTTCTTCAGCCATTAATTCAAAAGGGAACTATTATCCCTCTTATTGATGCGAGTGCTTTTGAAGATTTATCTGCAGAAGATACTTATTCAACTGGAACTGGAGGGGTTAAACGACTAAACTTAAAAGGTCTGCCCGAATACAAACTAATGTTTGAGGAAGGGCATGAATTTTACAGAGAACTTGCTAAAATAGAGTCTTTTAAAAGTTATGACTTTATTATTGGTGACGATGAAGGAAACTGGCTTCTTGCTAAAACATCTGATGGGAATTTTAAAGGATTTACAGCTGGGCACGTTACCCCAGAACTTACAAAGCGTAAGGTTTCTGGTGGGGATGCAGAGTCTAAATCTTTATTAGTACAATTCCTAGATAGGCTACAATGGGATAAAAATTATGGTATTTTACATATAGAACAACTTGATTTTACACCTCAAGAAGTTCCTACTGTAAATGGTGTTGTTTTTGCTTATACGGCTGCGCCAGCAGATTTAGATACAACAGTTAAAGTTTCTGTTGTTTTGGCTTCAGACAACTCAACTCCTGTTGAAGGATTGCTTTTAGCTAATTTCATTGTAAAGGTTGATGGCTCTACTGTTGTAATAAGTGGGGTTGTTGAAGATACTCCTGGTAATTATACAATTACAATTCCAGCTCTTGCAGCTGGAGAAGTTGTTGTTACTGACGTATGGGACAACTCTTTAAATGTAGATGTCACAAGCCTTGCAGGGGTTTTGTATAGAGGTGAAGAAGTAAGTGCTACGGTAGTATAGTTTATTATTACCGCCCATTTTTTAGGGCGGTAATTTTCCTATTTATTTATGAAATTAAATGCTTTTATAATGAAGCTACGTAATTTTGATAGCGTACTTCAAAAAGAAATAAATGAACAATTTAGAAAAGAGCAGTCTAGATTGTTATTTAGTGTAAAGCAAAGATTTTATCAAAAGGGAATAGATGGACGTGGTAAGTCTCTAGGGAAATACGCCCCCTCTACAATAAAAAAGAAAAAGAAAAGCGCATTTACTAGAGTTTCTCATGTTACTTTAAGAGATTCTGGTGGGTGGTATTCTAATTTATTTACTAAATTTGAGACAAATACCCTTCTTTTAGACAATAAAGATAAAGCCCTGACAAAAAAACTTATAGAGGGCGAGGGAAAACACTTCGGAGGTTATGGAGAGGGTATTTTAGAATTTTCACAAGACGAAATAACATCGATAGAAACAACCTTAGCTAGAGTTAGCAACATAGTCTCTAAAGAATTTAATGAAAATATCGATATTGAAATAAGGTTATGACATACTACCAAAGCTGCTCAACTATCCCAATATATAACTTTACCCTTCTTTTAGCTACAAAAAAACTTACATACTTAATAGAGGACTTTGAAAAAAAAACAAATGCTGAGCTAGAGATTCTAGGCTTTAAACATAAGAGAAAATTAAAATTAGCATTTGAAAATATATTCTCAGAGTATGAAAAAGTTATTTTCGATAAAGCAGAATTAAAAAAAACAAAGCTAGAGGCTGAAATAATATACCTAGCTGGAAAGGTTGATATTGCTCAAAAAATATTCAATTTATATGAAGAATATGGATATGTAGAACATCTATCTTTATTAAATGATATAGGTATAAAGTTTAGTAGTGACATAGATATAAGCCCACAAATTACAAGGATAAAGAGCAATATTTCTGGTTTAAAAAACAAGCTTAACATAAAAACGATTAGATTTGAAAAAAAATATAATGTAGAGCTAGATAACAACAATAATGATGACGAGCCAATAACTATACTAACAAAGCTAGATAAGAAGGCATTAATACTCTCTAAAAACCTTGAGTTAGGGTACTCTATAAATGTTAAGAAATGCTCAGTTATAACATGGAATAACTACGAAAAACTAGATAAAGAACAATTTGAAATAAGACAGAAAAATGGGAAAAGCCCATATTAGCACAGAGGAAGCAGTACAAGAAGTACGCAAATTAATTAATGAATTATCTGAACTAAACACTGTTATAGGCAAGGTTTCAAAAGCAGATGGCAAATCCTTTAATGCTTTAAAAACTCAAATTCAAGGGCTAAGAAATGCTATATCAAATATAGATGGTAAGATAAAAACCCTTAATTCTGCTTTATCAAAAAACACTACACAATTAAAAGGAAATACGGTTGCGGTAAAAAGCAATACAACAGCCGTTAATACCCTTACTCCAGCAATAGAGAAATCAACTACTGCTCAAACAAAAAACACAAGAAGTATTGTTAAGGCGACAAGAAGCACAAAACAATTATTTACTGGAATAAGGTCTTTGGCTGGTGCTTTAGGATATGGAGGTCTTGCTGCTATTATTGTCCAAACTATTAGAAGCATTGTAAACCTTACAATACAGTTTCAGTCTTTAAACTATGCTCTAGAACAAACAAGCCAGTCTTTGTTTGAAACAGGAAGGTCTTGGCAATTTTTAACAGAGCTAAACGATAAGTATGGGGCTTCTTTAATTTCAACGACTCAAAGGTGGTTGAAGTTTAGAACTGCAGCAAGACAATCTGGACTTACTCTCTTAGAAACTAAAAACATATTTGAATCCGTAACAAAAGCTAGTGCCGTTCTTGGTTTACGAACCGATGAATTAACTGGTGTTTATTTAGCACTAGAGCAAATGCTTTCTAAAGGAAAGGTTACAACAGAAGAACTGCGTAGACAGTTGGGTGAGCGTCTTCCTGGGGCTATGGGTATTATGGCTCAAGCAATGGGAGTTACTATACCTCAACTGGACAAGATGATGAAAAAAGGAGAGGTTCTTTCTGCTGAGGTTCTTCCCAAGTTTGCAGATGAGCTTGAAAAAGCTTATGGTATTGAAAGTTTAGAAAGTGTTGAAAATCTATCTGTTGCGATAGGAAAATTGGAAGGACAGTGGCAGCAATTAGTAAGAGCAATATCAGAAGGAGATAGTGTTCTATCTAAGACAATAGGTGGTTTACTAGCTTTCGCAGAGAAATATTTAGAAGTTTTAACTCAGTTATTTGAAAGTTCTCAGCAAAAAGCAACTAGAATTTCTGGGCTATACTCAAAAGAAGTAACGGCTGAATTAAAAAAGGCAGCCGAAGAAGTAGTTCAGGCTAATAAAAAGTTTTCTGGTTCTTTAGACGACATCAACTCTCGTATGCAAAAAGCCAGAAAAGCCATGGGACAACTTACGGAAGAGGGTAAACAGGGTTCAAAAGAATACAAAAAACAAGAAACTATACTATCTGGATTAAGAGATGAGTATTACAAGTTAGAAAAAGCAATAGGGGAGGTTATGAAGCTTCAGGCTAGTGCTAGAATAGAAGAAGAAACAAAAATACTTGAAAACGCCAAAAAAGACTTTATAGAGGCAGGAGGGAATGACGCAGACCTATTAAGCTCTCTTCAGGCTGCATTTAGTGCTAGTGGATTAGGAGTTGTTGTAAATACAATAGATGCTGTTGAGAAATTAGGAGATACCTCAGAAGAAACATATCAAAAAATTATAGGAAGCTTAAGTTATGTTGAAAGAAGATACTTTAAACAGATTGAGCTAGTAGCACAATTAAGAGAGTTGGTAGAGTCTGGGGTATCTGTTACACCCTTAGATATTGGTGGTTCTAGTGGAAGCGAAAGAGCTATTAAGTATGCGGTTGAATTTACAGAGACAAATAGATTATTAATAGCTCAGCTAAAAGAAAGAATAAAGATAAACAAACAATTAAGTGAGGTAGAACATTCTGGGGGAAGACAAAGAGAAGAGCTTTTAACATCAACTATTAACTCATTAGCACTTGTAGCATTTTATGAAAAACAAGACAGAGACAATGCGATTGCCGATGCCGAAGAAAAAGAAATTGCCAAATGGAGAGCTGTTTTATCTAGGTTCGATGAAGGTTCTGAGAGATATAAAAAGCAACACGAGCAATATTTAATTGCGGTTAAAGCAGCTAAAGATAAGGCTGATGAGGAATATTTGTTAAGTGAGCAAAAATATCAATCAGATATAAATACAGTAAATGAATTTGCTAGAGTTGAGCAGCTTAGAAATATTGAAAAAGACTTTGCATTAAGAAAAATAATATTAGACAAAGAAAGAGATGAGGCGTTAAGAAATCAACAAGACGTAATAGAAGCGACTGCCGAAGGAAGCTCCAATGAAGTTGAAGCACTTAGGGAGTTAGAGAGAATCAGAATCAAGTTTTTTAATAAAGAAATATCAAGACAGATAGCCTTATTAAAAGCAAAAAAAGCATTAGCTAACACAGATTCAGAAAGAGCAGCTTTTGATGCTTTAATAAAAAGTCTTGAGAATACCATAGAAACTTATGATTCTTTAGAAGACAACCTATATACTGGCGAGGGTGCTTGGCAAAATTGGGCTAAAGAAGCGATAAAAGCTATATCTGCAATTTCTGATTTAGCCTCTGTTATTTTCGATAGGAGAATAGCTGAGATAGATGCTGAGATAGCTAAAGAAGAAGAAAAATATGACAGGTTAATAGAGTTGGCTCAAAACGACGAAGCGGAAAGAGCAGCTTTAGAAAGAAACAAAGAAGCTAGAATAAAGCAGCTTGAGGAAAAAAGAAAGAAAGAAAGACAAAAGCAGGCTAAGATAGAAAAAGCAGCAGCGTTAGCTCAAGCAGCAATAAATGGAGCTTTAGCTGTATCATTTGCTTTAGCAACACCACCACCAACAAATTTGATTTTGGCAAAAATTGTAGGAACTTTAGCTGCTATTGAACTAGCTACAATCGCATTACAACCAATACCTCAATTTGCAGAAGGAGTAGATAATCTTTTGAAAGACACGTTAGGTCTTATAAACGATGGCGGTGCTCAAGAATATATAGAAAGAGGTGGTAAAATTTTAACTACCGAAAAAGAAAACGCAGTCGTACCACTTAAAAAAGGAGACACTATTTATAAGAATTTTGAAGATATGGCTAGAAGGTCTATGTTGGTTAACCTATATACGGATGGAAAACAGTTGTCTAATAATGATTATACATCTCTATTAGATAAAGTTGAGGGGTCTATTTATAATGGGTTTAAAAAATCCAAAATAAATAACAAAATATCAATATTAAATGAATACAATCCTTATCGGGATGAAATGTCTTACTGGAATTAATGGCTGATGTAAATCTATATCAAAGTGACTTTATTGGGTTTTCTTTAAAATCCGACACATCTCCTTCTTTAGAGCTAAGTATAGAGCCAATAGGATGGAGAGATGATGAGCTTGAGGTTGTTAGAAATAAAAACTATCACGGCGTATTTACTCAATTTACAAATGCACTATCTTTTGTTGGAGAAGCAAAAGACTATATATATTACAACTATGAGGTAGGTGGTGTTAATGCTAATTTATACTTAACCAAATATGAATTAGAAAATATTGATGGAGTAATAAAGCCTCAGTTAAAATATATAGGACTAGCTGATTATAAAACAATGAAAATTAAAGATGGAAAGCTATCTATAAACTTCAACTCTAATCAGCTTGAGGAGTTAATAAAATCACATGAAACAGATGAGTTTGAACTAGAGAGATCAGATAGTATTGATGGCAAAGATATTGGTGTTGGCTTCTTTAATACGATGACGATAGACGGAAGAGATATTATTGCGTCTGGAGAAAGTATAGTTAGAAACCCAAATACACTATATACAAACGATAGAAGAATTACAATACCAACTGAAATTGTAGCTCAAGGTCCAGCTAGGCACTCATCAGTTGATTTATATGAATTTCCTGGAGAAGATGGTGCTGTTGGTGGAGATTTACCAACCTATATGTTTTTTGTAGATAGTGTTGCTGCTGGTGAGAATGTTGATATAGAAGTAAATTATCATATAGTTTTTAGAAAATTCAATATAGGAGATGTTGATGTTATTATTAGAAAGTATAAGTATGACGGAGTAGATACGTACAACCTTGTAGACGAAACAACAGTATATACAGCGACGTCAAGTAATGTTGTAAATGAATTTTCTGGAGTTTTTGAAGACAACTTAGAATATGATGAGGGGCTAGTTTTCTTATTTAGAAATCAAGCTGCTACAAATTTATTTATCGACTGTGAAAAGCACACTCTTCAAGTTAATACTGTTGAGTTTTTTGAGCCTTCCGTTGGCGTTAGATGTTCTTTTGTTGTAAGAGCATTAGAGAGATTAATGCAAATAATCACAGGTAGGAATAATGCATTTTATTCTAAATTATTTGGAAATCTAGAGGCTGGTTATGTTCAAGATGGAGAGTTTGGTTTAGTAGCCTTAACGTGTGGTTTTTGGATAAGAATGTTTAATCCAAATTCAGAGAAATATAAATCTATGCAGCTTTCTCTAAAGAAAACATTAGAATCTTTACATGCTGTTTTTTGTACTGGAGTCGGGGTTGAGTTTGTTGGATTTGAGCAAAGGCTTCGTGTTGAAAAGCTAAGTTATTTTTATCAAGACGAAACAGTAGTAAGACTTCCAATACCAGTAAACACAGAGGTAAAGGTTGAAAAAAACTTACTATATAGTGGGATAGAGATAGGATATAATAAAGGAGGGGATTATGAGAACGAAATAGGTCTTGATGAGCCAAATACAAAAACAAGCTTTGTAACACCTATTAGAAAGTCTAATGAAAAATATAACAAGTTATCTGATATTAGGGCAGACGAATACGGTCTTGAAATAATTAGAAGAAAACCACAGTCTGCTTATCCAAATGAAGATACATCTGGCGATTCTCATAATTGGTTTGTAGATTTGAAACGAACAAGTGGTATTAGGTACGCTCAGAAAATATGGAGCGATAGGCTACAACATCTACCTAGCGGTATATTAAGCCCAGGAACATTTAAAAGTATGCTTTTCACTCCGCTTAGAATGTTGTTAAGACATGGGTTTGTTTTACGTTCTTGCTTAGAAAACTCTATTGACTTAACAAAAAAAATAAAAAACATAGGCTCAGTAGCTAACTCAACTCTTGGAATGCACTTTATTGGAGAATCAGCAGAGTTGCTTGAAGAGCAGGATGTAGATGTTAATTCTTTAGAAAGGGCTAGATTTCTTCCTGAAATTGTATCTTTTCAACACCCAGTAGATAGTAGTCTTATGAAAGAAATATTAAACACAACTCCAAAATTAATTAATGGTTCTTGGGAAAAAGTGCCAAATACTTATTTTAAAATGGAATGGACTAATGCCGAAACTGGAGAAATAGAAAGGGGATATCTAATGAGTTTAAAACCAAAAAACTCAGGCAAGTTTGAGTTTATAAGAGCAAATGAAAAAATTATAAATATTTAATATGGCTTCAAAAATAACATTCTTATTTGATTCTGATATTTCTGCAGATGAAGCTGTTGGTTTTACAAGAACACTATACGACGATACAAACCCAGTAGAAGAAAAAGAAACTTTTATTAGTGGTACTAGAGCTAAGACAGGTAATATAGGAATACCAACACCGACAGCTATACCAGGCGAAGCCTCAGCAATAGAGTTTGCTAAGTTTTTTGCTAATGATTTTAATTCTTTTGGATTATATGATATAACAATAACATCTAATGAGGTTGTTATTGAGTTTCTTGGCGATAATATATGGAAGTTTGGTAGCTACGAAGATGCAAACGGAGCTGTTACCGTTACTATCGCAAATGATACCGAAGAAACATACGAACTAGTAACAGCTGGTGCGGCGGTTTCTCAACCAACACCATGCTCTTTTATAAGGTATTCAATAGAAACGACAGAGACAACAGATGAGTATAAAATAAATAATGGCTCGTGGGTAACGGTAAATGCTACAAATTTTGATGTAGACCTTCAAAGGGGAATACCCATAGTTGTTTATATGAGAAAGGGGTCTGTTAATATTCAGTACCCAACACCATTAGCAAATAAGCTTTTCTTTGCTTCTTTATCAGAAAACTCATTAACGTTTCAATCGTATCCATCTATAAACGGAACTGTTATTAATGTTCTTTTTGACCCATACGGAGGCTCAGACGCTAGTTACAACCCACCAGAAAACCCAGCCCTTGTATTAGAGTATAGTTTAGATGATTCAATATGGCAGTCTGGAAGTCAGTTTGAAGGATTATCAGACGGAAACTATACGGTATATGTAAGAGATCAGTTTGGCTGTAAAATATCAAAAGATATTACAGTAAGTGAAAGTGGGTTAAGGACTCCTATCGTATATATATCAAAAGCCAATTCAGTAACTTTCGTAGAACCAGAAGCCACAGATGATAACGATGTAATGAAGAATGATAAAAATTCTCATTCATTTAACTATTTGAGGTCTATTCAAAATGTATATAGTTGTGAAAAAATACTTTATAATTTAACCGATCAGATAACAATACAGTTTAAATCTAATTATGACAATATATCTGCTTTTATAAGAACGCTTGAAAGCGATGGTAGTACATCAGAAACAGAATTGACAATAGAGCAACAGTCTTCTAATTTATCTAGATATGGCTCTCACGACGCCTGGTTATATGACTACGGAACTGGTTATGCTGGTTTATATTTTACAACAGGAAATATATATAACGAAGCAGACTTAGTTATAGGTACTCACTCATTCAATGGGAATATTCCAGAATATGGAATAGTCGGTCAATACGTTAGAGTTATGGGGCATGGAATATATGAGATAGTTGATATTGTATATGATTCTACAATACAGAAGCGAGTTATTGTTATAAATTATAATTTTTCAGGAATACTTCAGGAAGTTCAAATAAAGAGTTTATATGATTTATTGAACTACGAGGTATATCATGTTACTATTTCCTTTGCTTCTCATGGGATAGGTATTCATGATTTATATATTGATTTTTCTGATTCAAATTATGACCAAAGGATTCTTCAGTCAGAAAATATTTATGTGGAAACACTACAAGAGGACTGTCTTCTTATTGAGTATTATAATACAAACAATAGGGATATATTTTATGATTACGGAATAAAACATTTTATTCGTGTTCCATTTACGAATATAAAGCCATATATAAAAGATGAGTCAGAAAACAACGTAGGAGATAGCTCTGTTCAGTTAGTCTCCTCTATACTAACAGATGGAAATACATTTGTCTTTGACTATATGACTAGAGATATGCTATATAAAGTTATGATAGCCTTATCTTGTGAATATCTTTTTGTAAATCAAGAGGGGTATATTAAAGATGGTAATTTTGAGATTGAGGAGGTAGAGAACACAAATCTATCTAAGTTAACTGTAAATCTTCTTAAGACAAATGAGTATATTACAAACAGAAACGCATTAACGACTCTTTCTAGTACAAGCGACCAGGCATTTACCGAAGGTCTTATTATAGTTAATGGAAGTTATTTAAAAATATAAAAGATGAGTTCGTATCAACAACAAGTAAAAGATAACACATCAGCAATTAGGTCTTTAGTAGAGAACTCTAAAGAAATAAATGATTTAGTAGAAAAAATTACTGGTATATCACAGGGAGACTATATACCTATATATGATTCTTCTTCTGGTCAAACTAGAAAAATAGATGCTTATAATCTATCTGTTACTATTACACCAGAAGGAATATTTAATACTTTGTCTGATTTGAGGGCTATGCCTTTAAATACTGTTTCTGTTGATTCTTTTGTAAAAACATACTCATATACTAATGATTCTTCCGACGGTGGAGCTATATATCAAAGAGTTAGTTCTAATCCTGGGGCTGATAATGGGGCTGATATTATTCATACAACTGCTGGGGAGTATTTTTTATTAAGGGCAAATATTGTAAACCCGATAATGTTCGGGGCGGCTGGAGATGGTGTAACAGACGATAAATCTTCTCTCCAAAAAATGTTTGACTACGCAGCTTCTAATAATGTATCGGTAAGTATGCTTAATAAGTCATATTATATTTCTAATACTATTAATATTTCAGGACAATTAAGGGTTCGTGGGGATAGGTGTACTATTATTACTAATTCGGCGTTTGATGTATTTACAAGTACGTGTACTTATTTCTATGGCGAGCATTTTTTATTTACACCAAGTACCTATGCTTCGTTTTTTAAACAAGATAGTGATTTTGAAAAAATAATTATAAATAAGACAGAATTTGATGGAGTTGCAGACGAATTAAACAATTATCTATTGGAGTTATCTGATGATATCGCTGGCAGCGAAATATCATTAAGCGTAAACAGTCTTACTAATTGCGTTTTAATTTTTGGAGATAGCAATACCTCAGATAGTGTTATAAAAGAATTGAACGTCTACAAAAACACTTCAACAACTCCTCCTAGATGGTTTGTTCGGGCTTTGTCTAGTGGTTCACAGGTTACTTTTACAAATATAAATGCTTATTCAAATTCAGTAGAAGGAATTAACCAAAACGTTACAGACAAGTCTAATTCTGCTAGAATGTTTCAAGCACAGTGTACAGGACTCTTAAATATACACTACAACTTGTTGGATGGGGCTGAAACTACCTTAGCTGGTAACTTTGTATATATTTCTGGAGGAACTTTAAAATGCGGAAATAACTCTGTATATAATGTTCAAGGAACTGATAATACAGCTATTATAGATGATAAAGGAAGCTATATTTCTGGTCAGACTTGGCATATATATAACAACAACTTTGATTTTAGCGGTATAGTCGATGCTAATAGAACTCAAGCGGTAATTAGACTCCTTAATCAACAAGATGTTCTTATAGACGGAAACACTTATAGAGGATTAAAAAGCTATGCTTCTTGGATTTATCAATCCGTAGATAACGGAGAATGGCCAGAAAATATAGTTATTCAAAATGAGGTTATTTACGATACCGAGTGGCCTATTGTATATGGATTGTTTCAACCATTAAAAAATATTACGATTAGAAACAATACTGTATATAGTATGAACAACGTAGAGGCACACTCAGAAATGGGATTAAGTCATAACAGACTTGTTGCGCTGTACACTACTATAAGCAGTGACTCTTTGGATAATATAAATATTTATGGTAACGATATATATCAAGTAACTGGTAGATTTTACCTTTTCTCTTCATATATAAACGCAGTAGTTACTACTGGAAGTATTAATAATGTTAAAGTTGGTAGGAATAATATAATGGGCTCTATTAGTGGCTCTGGTAATGCTATTGGATATTACCTAACTCAAACAGATAAAATGACAGGCTTTGTTGTTTATAACAATATTGGAGTTAGTGGGATGCAAGTCTCTGAAACAAATGGAGCAACAGCCCTTCCGTCAGATTTAATTTTATTTGATAATATTATACCAGATACTACGTCTCCAAGATATACATATAAAGAGATTGAAATTGGAGATTGGACTATGGATGATACAAAAACTAAAAACGTAGCTCATGGACTTAATTCAAATGAGTGGCCTACTATTAGGGATGTTCAGGTTATAATAAGAGACGATGTTCCAGTTGCTTTGTATGATTTCAAATCATCACAATTAGGCTCTATTACAGACACCGAAGTTATAGATCAGGGAATAACAATAAATAGTACTAACTTTGTGTTAACGAGACAAGATGATGGAGAGTTTGACGAAACTCAATTTAACAGCTCTTCTTATAATAGAGGCTGGATAACATTTAAGTATAAAATAAGAGATTAATTATGGTGCGAAAAGACTTAGAAGATAGAATAAATGGAGATACATTTGAGAAAGTTGTTTTTTCTTTTTACGGTGAAACATCAGAGACGTATATTGATTTAACTGGAGCAACCGCAACATGTCAATTTAGAAGAGATAGTCAAAACGGTGATATACAGACCGAGCTAACTATTGGAAGTGGTTTAACGTTATCTGACGCCGAAGGAGGTAAATTAGAAATAGACCAAATAGATGTTTTGGACTGGCCACCTGGTATATATTATTATGATATAGAGATTTTATTGTCAGACGGAAGAACAAAAACATACGTTGGAGGTACTGTAAATGTACTTAACTCAACAACAAAAAAGTAATGGAGAATATATTGGTAACGGTAAATGATACACAAGAAATAGTATCATTACAAGTAAAATCAACAGCTGATTTAGAAAACTCTGTTTTTTCTGTATTCGGACGTAATGGAAATATAGTAGCTTCTAGCGGAGACTATAACTCAGACCAAATAACAGAGGGTTCTACAAATAAATATTTATCTAGCGCAGATAAAACAAAACTAGATGGTATAGAAAGTGGTGCTACCTCAGACCAAACAGACGAAGAAATTGAGACTGCTTACAACAATCAAGTAGAAGTTGTCTCTCAGGTTGATGCGGAAGCTGGAGTATCTACCGATATTAAAAGATGGAATCCACTTCGTATTGCTCAAGCAATAGCAGCTCTTTCTGGTGGAGGAGGAGGCGGTGGAGATGCTTTAGAAATAAATAGCGACGGACAAGTAAACACAGGAACAACTTTTACAAATTGGTACGATAGAGTATATGGAGATTCTGGATATTCTGATTTACTATCTGTATTTCAGCATGGAAACACATCTTCTGTAAAAGTTTACGATGGATTTGTAGCTCCCTGGGATTGTAGGTTAGTTAGGGTTGATGTTGTTTTGCCAGACCCATATATAAGGTCTGGTTCTGCTCAAATATATTTAGGAATAGGGAAGCATTATAAGAACCCAGGAACTATAAATAGCGTTACAGGAGCATCTATATTGTTAGACTCTAAGTATATACCGAAAGGCTCATATTCTTATGGAAGGCAAGTAATAACAAGTGGTTTTGAAGACGTTGTTATAAATGCTGGAGATAGTGTTGGATGGGTTCATAAAGGACAATCAAGACGAATGATTGTTCAGATGACTTTTAGGAAAGAATAAATTTATATGTTTATGAGAATATTATTTTTTTTAATACCATTTATAGGCTTCTCGCAAACCTATTTTATCCAGTACTCACAGGATATGAAAATGGCGGTATCTGGTCCATACGCAGGTAAACCCAACGATATAGGCACTACTTACAACGCTGAACTATCCATAGGGTGGGAAAAGGAGAAAGGTAACAACGGTTATAGGGTAGCTCACAGGGTAGAGATACACCCTGCTATTGATTATACTAAAGCCACTTGGTTAGAGTTGGCTTACAAGCGTAAAATATCGGTGTTAGACTGTTACGCAGGAGTGGAAACCTTCACGATTTACCGCAAAGACCCGAACTACGATTACACCAATCCCTACCACTATAAAAAGTACTCTAATTCTACCCTAATGGTGGGGTTGAACTTCGAGATACAATACATGGTAACGGAATATCTCGGAGTAGGTGTTAATTATAATATATTTCAGGCAGAGGGGATATTACGAGAAGACAATAAGAAAACACGAACCGATACAATGATATCAATAATAGGAAAGATATGAAAGCTATAATGTCAATATCAGTACAAATATTATTAATTGGTATATTAGCATGTACTTTACAAGCGTTAACAATTATGTATTTTGGAATGAGATGGAAATACGATTCGGCAACAGTCCTTGCTTTAGCTCAGTTGGTTGGAGGTACTTTTGCTGGTGGTTTTAGCGGTCTAGTTATTGCCAGAAAGGGTCGTGATATAGTTCAATCCAATAAAGGTTATTATTATGATGAAAAAGAAAAAACAACTAAAAAAGTAGAATAATAATTGCAGGATATGAATAAGGAAAATCAAGAGCTGCTAGAGGCTATAAAAGCACTCAACCCCAAAAAGGGAGATGCAAGTAAACTTTTAGAAGGTGCTTCAAAAGCAGCATCTGCTCTTTCTATCGCTGCTATTATGTGGATTTTTAATACAACAAACGTAGTTAAACAGGAAGTTTCAAATATAAAAATAGGTAATGAAATTGAAAATAGATACACAAAAGAGTCTTTTGACAAAATAAATAAATTCATAGAAGAGCCTAGATTTACAAAAGAACATTTCGACACTAAAATTGAACCACTAATTAAACAAATCAACTCAAATACAGCTGAGTTAAATTTAAGAAGTGATTTATTTAAAGAATTAACAGAGGGTCAGATAAAACACGAAGTTCGGCTCAAACAAATTGAAACTATGTTATTGTCTTTAAAAACACAATAAATAATGTTAAAAAACGATATAATGAAAAGAATCAAGGTTTCTGAAAATTTCTATTTAGATGAGTTTGTAGACCCTTACACTTATTTTTATACAAACGGAGGTGGTATAAACCTTATAGACCATAGATTATTTGAAATAGCTCAACTACTAAGAGATAAATATGGTAAAGGCATACGAATTAACAACTGGTGGTGGTATTATCAAAAATATAAACTAGAGTGGCCTCTTATGAAAATAGTAAGGTCAATAGAGAAATCCTCTTCTTGCTCAAAGTGGTCTGGAATAAGAACAGATAGAACCTCTATCGGAAGTTCTAAATCTGCTCATAGACTAACTGGTAAAAAAGGCAATTCTATTGAAGGAAAAGGACAGGCAATAGACCCGAAAGGAAATCAGATTATATTTATGAATATAGTTAGGGAAAATGCTAAAGAATTTTATTCTCTTGGATTAAGAAGGCTTGAAGATATATCTATAACTAAAGGATGGCTTCACATGGACACGTTAGAATATAATACAGAACCTAACTCTATACGAGTTGTAGACTTAACTAAATGTACGGAGGTAATAAGATGGACGATATAACTAAAATAAACAAATCAAAGCAAATTCAATGGTTGTTAATCGCTCTAATGATTGTTGTTTTTTTAGGAAGTATTGGGGGTGGTATAGGTCTTACATCAAAATATTATAAGAATAAAAACCAGACACTTGACTCAATATTAAAATCCAAAGACTCTATAATAAAGAGCCATGAGAATATATTAGCCGAGTCAGAAAAATATATATATGAACTAGACACTTTGGTAAACTCTTTAGAGTCATTAAATAGAAACAGAAAAAATGAAATTCGTTGGAAAGAGACTATTATTTTTATCGATGTTGATTCTTCTTACATTAACAACGCAAAGCGTATCGCAGATAGTGTTGATAGATTCTATAACAGAAAAAACAACTTTAGATAAAAAAGCTACTGTCGCAATAGGAAATCAGCTTAGGGAGGGTTCTGAGTATCGTAAGCTGTTTTTAGAGCAGTCTTCGCTAGTAGATAGCTTAATTAAGGAAAATGCTCTTAGAGCTGAAAAAAACAGGGAATACAGGGATGTTTCTATCCCATCATTACATAGAATTATAAAAGAGGAAAAAGATAAGAACAGTATTTTAGAAGAAAAAAATGAATTAGATAGGGTTTTTTATAAGTCAAAAATTAAAAAAAAGAATGGTAACTTCTTTAAGGGTCTTGGAATAGGTGCTGTTCTAGCCTTTCTTTTTACTGTTGTTTTTGGAGGTTAGTGGGGGTTCGGTTTTTTGCAATTCTTTTTCTTCTTCTGCTTTAATATATTTTTTTGCGTAAAAAATATAAGTCTTTTCTTGAGCAATGATAGCCTCTTTGTTGTTTTTAAGCCTTTTATCAAAGGTATATATTTTATCCTTTATTGATACCTCTATTTTAAATCCTAAGCCCTTAGAAAGTACGATTGGGTAGCATTTCGTGTTGTTTTTTAAACAAACAGATATTGCTTTGTTTATATCTATTTCAACGTTGTTTTTTTTATTCTCCATCGGCTTCTAATATAATAGACTCTATGTATTTAATAAATTGAGTGCTATCCTTTATTATAGAATACTCAAAACCATGTTTCTCAACTAAGTTTTGCCAGTATAGTTGGTCTTTGCTCTGTCTACCCTCCTCTGTTTTAAGCTCTATTAAATATATTTTTTTATTCCATAATAGTATATAATCACAAACACCACGAAAAACTCCCATTGACTTAAATTTAGCTCCTTCTCTAGCATCTCTTGCTCCTCCGTTCGGAACATGAAACAATAATCCACGATATTGAGGATATTTATTATGAAAGGATAAATAACATTCTTGAGATAACCTATCTTCTGACATATATAAGATTATTTAATATTATTAGTGTTTTTTATTCCCATATAGTATTTACGGCTTTATTTCGAGTTTCTTCATCTTTATGATAATAAACTGTAAACCCAGTAAGTTCGTTATTTGGATAATTGACACCAGTAAGTTCAGTCTCTGGAAATTCTACACTAAAGTTTTCGGCTGACCCATCTACTCCTTCAACTAAATGGATTATAGTTCTTCCTAATCCATCAATAGTTAATCCTCCATTTTTGTTTTTAGTTATTTTCATAATCTTATTCTTTTATGTTTTGTGGGGTGCGGGGTTAGCACCCATTTAAAGTGCGTTTATTTTCCATAGTAATTTCTTTGGGTAAAAGAACTTAAAATGCGTTTGAGCTTCATCAATTGTTCTTGCTTTTATCTCACATCTTTGCTTTACGTTTCCTGTATGGTTGTAGTAAATACATTCAAATAAACGTGTTCTAACACCGCTTATGCATAATTGCTCTTGTAATTGTTTCATGACTGTTCATCTTTTTTTGATTAAATTAATTGTCCTTCTAATGATGGTTCGCCTGCGTCAGTAGCCATATCCTTTGTTATCCTCATTTGAGTTTGTTGGCGAATACAGCAGTCTCCGTGTGTTTTATGGGTTCGATAATCCCCATAGGTTTCAATTATATTCACGGCTTTCTTAAAAGCATTATCGCTAAGAGTATATCCGTTTTTATCTGTGGGTGTCCCGCACCATCCACATCTGTATATTTTACTATTCATCTTTCTTTTCTTCTTGTTGGGTGTTTAGGGCTAATTCTACATCTGATAATTCTAATACTTGCCATTTATTTCCGTTTTCATCTATAATATGGTGGGTGTGATGTTTTATTAGTTTTTCTAATTCATCCCTTTGCTGTTGGAGTTGTTCGATTTTTCTTTTTGCTTCATGTAGTTCATCCAAAGCCGTTTGCCAGCTTTCAGTATATTTTACTCGTCCTTTTTCAGCTATATTATACGCTCTATTAAGTTCTTTAGGCGTCATTCCTGATTCGGTAAATTCGTTGAAGGCTTCGGCAATAAAATATGCATTGGCCTGAGCAATCATCCAATTCCGAGTAGTTACATTACATATAGAAACTCCTTGAGGTTGTTTCACCCTATAAAAATCTCCTGTGTGAGTGGTTACATTTTCTACTTCAAAATTTCCTGTTGATATATTCTCTTTATTGATTTTCATAATTATAAAGTGTTTTTTAATCCCTTAACCTCCTGGTTTAACTTATTTACCTCTTTAACTAGTTCATTTATCTTTTTCATTAAACTAAGTTCTGGGCTAAACCCACTGACTTCATAAGTTTTCATTTCTCCTATTTTCATACTTCAAAACGATTAATCGTTCCTTTTGTTCTTTCGTTAATTAATCTATTGCCATACCAATAGTTGTTTTTACATCTACATATTTTCAAAGTGCCAGTTGGTTCGTAGTGTGGTTTAGGTCTTTGGATTCCTCCGCACTTCTTACATTGTGATCTTTTTAGTTTGGTTAGGTCGTAACTCATATCCTGCAGTTTAAATTAATCCCATTGAATTATTGCGTGCGGTTCTTCGGCAATACAAACACCGCCTTTTAGTCCACATTCGGTGCATTTTGCCTCATCCCCATCGTAGACCATATTTTGTGATTCGTCGGTAGTGTTTACTTCAATTGCATCAGACCCACATCCATCACATTCAAAACCAGTTTTAACTCTCCATTGTTTCATATTCTATAATTTTTCTAAGTAGTTGAGTTGTAGGTAGAGCAAGGCTGACCACACTCAATGCAAACATAGTACCTTGTTACATTTCCTTCTGCAAATACTTCTGCGTCGTGGCATATTGACAATGTTTTCATTACCTACAATTTTAATGATTCAATAATTTTCTCAGTTTCTGCTTGTCGTTCAATCACCTGGTCTTTACACGATTCGCATTGTGTAGAACACCCAGTAGTCCAATCGGTGTAACTCTCACAGTAAAAACCGTGATTCATTACCTTGCCTTTATAGCTTGTCATACTACAATAATTTTATACTATATTTCCTCTAGTTTGTATACAGAATGAGTTGTTTCAAAATACCCATTTGAGTCAAGTTCCTTAACAACACGCCTTGTTATAAAAGAACCGCACTGAAATTCTCGCCCTAATACTGGTGGCTCTGGGTCAATTAGTCCTTTAGATACTTTTCCCAGAGGAGTTGGTTTGCTTCCACCAAACTTCTTGTGGCGAGTTTTTATTAATACGTACATTTTCATTTTAATAGCCATCATCCTATATCTTTAATGTTTGGAAATATTAAGTTTCGTATTTGTTCAGACCGTAAATTCTTCCCATCCTCTAATCCCTCAATATATGCTTTATTATATATTTTCTTCCAAAAATCAAATTCAGACTCTGTCTCGTCTATTGTTATATCTCCAAATAAAGGAGTATTTAACACACGGTATCTAAATTCCCTGTCCTTTACTTTTCTAGCATATTTAGATTTACCAGTAATCGTCTTTCGTATATCATCTATTTTTATCATAATCTATTAATTTAATCAGAGTGCGCAGCCTGGTACAAACTCACGGGAGTAATTACCCTTAACTTTTATCCAGGATTTTATAAACCTTTTTCTTTAGTCTTTCAGCTTTAATAAAAAATACCTTTAACATTTAATAAATAAACTTTAATCATTAAGCGTTTAGCTTTGAAGTAATTATAGGCACCGAATGCTCTACCTACTGAGCTAACGCTCCAATATATAAGGAGCGTACTAGAATCGAACTAGTGACACCTCGTTTAGCAAAAGTCTAATTCAATATTTACAGTATTGATTTATTTAAAGTCTTATTTAACCTAATAAGAAAGGAATTACATTTAGAGCCTTCACGCACTCCGATATAATATTGTTATAATTCAATGAACGTTGTTGCGTTAGATTCAGATAAAACAGAATCAATATTGTCTGCGAAGTCGTTTATTTTCTTATCTATCTTACTTATCTCATTAACAACATCTAAGGGGTCTGCTAATCTAACCTTATTGTTTTCAATATATGTTTCCATAATTGCCTCAACCTCATTTTTTTTGAGGTTGTCTTTGTCGCCACCAACAGCTGCCTCACCTAGACTTAATGCGTTTTTATCAACTTTGGTGTTTATTTGCTCTATATTAGATAAAGAGTGGTTATAGGCTTTTGAAATATGATTTCTAAGAAACCTCTTTTGCTCAATTATGTCTTTTATAACAATCGCTTCAGTTACCGTAACTTCATTACCTAATATAACTACCTTAGTTATTGAATTAGATACAGCAATAAGAGACTTTAACATAAACTTCCTATCTATTAAAGCGTCAATAGACTCATAAGAAGATTTAACCTGTTTGTTAAACTCATCTACGGTATGCACCTCGTTTACCTTTTTGTCTTTTTTGTATATTCCAACAGGAGAAAATGCCTCAATCTTTTTTCTTATCCTGTCATCAATAACCTTTAGCTCCGTTAAAGCCCGATGAATCGAAATCTTTGTTTTGCTCATAATATTTAAAATTTAATGGTTTATAATAAAAATCCCTGCTAAGGCTAATCGTATTTAATCCTTGCACGGATTTGGGTCTACGTAACAACATATTACCGTTAAATTTCCTCCTATATTATAAGCGAAAGAACGGTAACATCCTTCGCCATGAGGAACAGAACAGTCGGTATGACTCGGATTACAGTCTTCTAACTTATTTCCAATACCAATATGTCTATTTAGTTTTTGGTTCCAGTATATACCGTAAAGGCTTATTCCATTTTTTTCGGCAATATCCTTTATCTCAGAATAATAAGATAATATCTTGTTTTGCTCATAATAACGCCATAAAGGATTATCGGTAACAATAACACTATTGCTAGGTATATCCCTTAAAGATTGATATATGTTTTCTAGCTCATCTAAATTGCTATTACTATCCTTAGATAGAAGCAAGTCTATTGCTACCTCACTCTCTTGGATGTTCGAGTCTTGTGTGCAGCTTTCTATTGTAAAAATCAAAATAAAAACAGATAAAAAAGCGCAGAGAATAAAAGAATTAATTGGATTTTTCATAATATTTAGAATTAAGTTAATGTTTAATTATTTTAAGTACTGAGAACAGACAAATTTATAAACTGACTTAGCCTGTTCTAGGTTTTTTGTTGCATAAGGCTCAAATAACCAGCCCTCTCTAGGAAAAGAAAAATTCCAGTCCAAACGAACCCTACGAACATCTATTAAAAACCATAGAAAACGAACCTTCATAGTAGCAAAAATAGTATATTCTTTCTTTGCTTTACTACCAGATAGGCTTTTAACTTCCTTTATTCTTATTTCTGAAATACTATATCTTATCATATAGAAATTATTAAGAATTGTCCTTTAACAATATGTCAATTAATCGATTAACAGCTCCTTTATAAGAAATATCGTTCTCAACACAAAAAACACGTAACTTCTTTACCTTATTAATTGGTATATTGATATTTAACTGTACCTCCTTTGACTTATCCCTACTTGCTTCAGACCGACGAGGTACATCTTTAAAATCTTCAATATTTATCTTTGACTTAAATGGCATAATATATATTTTATTATTATAATACCTTCAAACCTACAA